AAAGCGACAATAGAAAGGAATATCCTAGCTACACAATTGACCCAAATTCTATTTTGGAGGTATGGCACCTCAAAACTGCATTAATTTTTGAATTTCAGGATCCAGCTGATCTATATGATCGGGTTAATGATCTTGAGGTGGAATTTCACATGCTTCAAGGACTTTTAAAGCGGTAAATAACTGATGTACATTTGGTTTTTCTGCTAAAACACACACACCAAAATCATATCTAAAAAGGCTTTTTCCCTTGTTTACAGGAGAATTAGC